TAGCCTTTAGTTGAGCTTCAGTGAGTTTCATTTCTTATCCCCTTTATTGTCAATTGATTTATGAGAGAACCGTAAACCTTCGTCGTTTACTAACATACTAAGTAGGTATGAAGTCCCCGCTGAAGTCCAACCGCAAATGAAAAAATTTGTGATTGTTTGGTCAAAACTAAATAGTTCGGTATTTGGAGAAAGTAAAAACAAAAACCATCCTGCATGAAATCCAAAACAGAGTGGGCAATGAAATAACTTACCAAAACCATATAGCCATTCTTTTGCTGGTCTTATCGAATTGAAAATGGAAGCGTAAACAACAAGATAAGTAAGTCCGTAAGAACAGAGAATAAACCAAGCAAGTTCTAGCATCTTTCTTCCATTAGTAAGTGAACGACTGCCAGTAGTAGGCATTGCCGTAAGTAAATGGAGAAGCTGCAACAGTTCCCTTCTTGGATGCTTGTGGCACTTCGCCAAGTCTTGTAGAATCTTCGTCTGTTGGCTCAGTGAATCTATCAACCATCATATCTTCGTAGTCTTCAATAAATTCAAAGTATGGTCTTTCATCTTCAATAAAACGATAGATGTTCAAGATCAATAGTTTGATAACATCGTATTTGTCAGAAGGAAAGTATTTGGCTTCTATTGAATCGTATACGTTTCCGCCCTGAACACTTTCGGGACTTACTAGACCGCGCTTAGCGAGATAGTGGAATAGTCTATTCTGAGCGCCGTAAACGTAATCGCTCATTACATCTTTAGCATAGGCAACAACCTTCTGTGACTTTGGCTGGATAACGATGTAGACATCAGCATGATCGAAAATCATAACATCGTCATTCAAGGTTTTGGCTACCTTGAGATTGACGATTTCTTTTGGTTCGATCTTCTGTGGCTCAGCAGAACCAATCTTAATCGTTATTGCCATTTTCGGTTATCTCCTGTACGAGAGCTTGAAGCTTTAGCACTTTCTCTAGAACTTGCTCATTTATTGGAGTCTTCCTAAATGATTCGATCAGTTGTAGAACCGATTGAAGCTTTTGAGCAGTCTCTGTATTGGTGCTAGTGTAACTAGTTATTGCTTCTCTTATTCTGTGGATCTCTTCGTTTAGTCTCATTTGGAATTGAAGTCCACCATCGCTGATCGACATAACATAGCTTTCAATTAGTCTACGTTGTGATTCGTTCAAAGACTCGTTGTACTTCTTGTTGAAGTTTTGAACAACGGTGCGATATACCAGATTATCGATTGGTTGTAGCTCAGCTTTCTTCTGTTGTTGTGGTCTTTCGACCAAGGTACCAACAAGCTTGCGCTCCAAGATAACCTTTTGTTTTACATCTGACTCGCCACCAAAGATTTGTGAGATTGTAGCAAGTGTCTTGTAGTTGGGAACAAAAGTGTCGAAAGCATCCTGTCCTACGTTCTTGTTGATCCAATTGATCAACTTTGTTTGTTCATTGAATAATGTCTTTAGGTCTAATTTCTGGTAGGCATTATAGCTTTCTTGTACTAGCCTCATAGCTGTAAAACCATCGATACTGTTGGTTTCATAGAGATTCTTATATAAGGAAAGCTCTCTAGCTAATGGCTTACCTGTCCTAAAGAATGTAGAAAGAACTTCTTTTATCTCTGCACATAGTGCTTTGTTCTCCTGAAGAGAAGCAATAGCGTATTGTTTTACTAGAAGTTCGTAAAGAAAAGCGGTATTTCTTTTCTTATTATGGCGCAATCTCATTTCTTTTTCTCCAATGATTCAATTAGTCTGTTTATTTCTTTTTGTGTGCGGAAGACTTCTGCTTCTTCCTCATGGTAAGTAGTTGCGGCACTCTCGTAGATTTTACCGGTTGCAAGTCCAGACAATTCTTTTGCACCGGGAAGTCTGGTACGAGCCGTTCTTCCCATTGGAGCCTCTGGCCTGATAACCGAACCTATGTTCTTCTGCCTAGCAACAGATGCTTTGTTCCTGCCACCGGGCTTATCGCCATAGTAATATGTCTTACCACTTGGGCCTTTACGAAGATATTCCTTTCTTCCGTGTAGACCAACTCTGTAGCTGCCATGTTCATCCTCTTGTAGTGGAGCTTCTGCTTCACCACCGGGAGCGGCTAGTAATGGCTCTTCGGCTGCTGGCTCTTCAGGAGGTGGAGCCTCAGCGCCAGCTTCTGGTGCAGCGGCTTCTTCACCGCCTTCAGCACCAAGTTCGCCCAAGCCTGCACCGAGTTCTTCGCCACCACCGAGACCAGCACCGAGGCCACCAAGTCCAGCAGCCTCTTCTTGCATCTTCTCAGCAACAGCGTTGATCTGCGAGTCGAACTTACGATCATAGAAGATTTCGCGTTGATTGCGGAGGAATTCTTCTTCGGACATATTGAATAGTTTTTCGGCAACCCATCTACGGGAGAAATAGCCTTCTGTTGCCTTACTTGCAACATCGAACTTTGTAGACCAATGTTCTAGTTCTTGCATTTCGGCAATCTTAGAAGGATTGTTCAGACCCAAAGAGAAGCTTACAAGATCGTCGCCTCTAAAGCCAAGAGTGTAAAGATGGATAATACCAATCTTTTCTAGTTCGGATACGACGATTCTTTGTAGCCTCTGGATTGTCCTAGCAAATCGGATATCCTTTTGAGCTAGGGTAGTCTTATCTTCTTCTGCGCCTTCTGCTCTAGAGATATAAGAAGCAGGGATTTTCAAGGCAGAGAAGAGTTTGTCGCGGAGATACTTTACGTCATCGATATCGCCAGTGAATGTACCACCGGGGAGAGAAGTGATCTCGGTAGAGGAACCACCACGAACAGGAATATAGTAATCTTCTTCAACAGAAAGAGGATTGTAACGCAAATCTACACGACCTGTTTGATCGTCCATGATAGTGTTTCTCTTCATTGAAGTGATAACTTTCTGAACGTATTGTTCTACCTCGTTGGGAGGAATAGCGCCAACGTCAATCTTGAAAACTCGGCGTTCTGGCGCACGGACGATACGGTAAGCCATCATTGCGTCTTCTAGCAAAGTTAGCTGACGCCAAATACGGCGGGCTGGCTCTAGGACTGAAGTGCCGTATGGAGCGTATTTATCATTACCCAATACTCGGAAGTGAGCAACCTGCCAATTCTCAAAAGTCATACCTGCTGAGTTCCATTGGAATTGGACATAGTTTGGATTTGTCTTGTCTTCACCCTCTAGGCGCTCTACTTCTTGAGGAGGCAAACCAATTGCACTGGTAATACCTTCTCTCTCATCCAAATCGAGATACAAGAAGAAATCGCCATACTTGCACATTGTACGGCACCATCCAAAAAGATTGAAGTTAGCGTTTAGCACATTATGATAAAGCGATTGTAGAATACCCTTGATTTCATCATTTCGGCACTTGATATTCAACATTGGCTGAAGTGCGGAATGAGTGGTCATTTCGTCTGCATAAATGTCTAGTGCAGAAGCAATCTCTGGAGTGTACTCCATTTGATCAAAGTCCACATAACGCTCGGAGCGATTGTGGTTGATCATAATAGCATTCTGCATGTTTGAGAATGCGTAAAGCTGTGAACGCTTGAATTGTTGTCCTGAAGCAGAACGGAATTGCGAAGCGTATTTGTCCATCAAAGAACGTCGTAGTCTTCTGGTGGATTGGGTTCTGAAGTTTACGAGTGGACCTGAGAATACTTTCGTCAATCTCTGGAACAGTTCGGAACTTGCATCTCTTGGATTTTTATCTTGTTTTGCCATTTTCTTAGCCCTTTAGTAGCCAACTATAGTTTCTTTGTTCCATTGCCCTATCCCATGTATTTTGTTTGAAGCCATTTATGTTATGACCTCTCATGCCCGGAATAGTAGTAGTAAAGATACTGTTTGTAGAGACCATAGAATCAACGATTGCTTTCTTGTATTCTATTTCTCTTTGGTTTACCGTCAACGCTGTGTCTTTGACCCAGCAAGTAATCGCCAGTGACATAACTAGATCGTCGTGATACGATCTCATTGCTTGTGCGCGATTATCATTCCAGATAAATGTTCTGAACTCTGATGCTAGCCTTGCCGAATAAGTTTTGATAGATTTGTTTCTAATAAACTCTTCTAGCTTGGCAACGATCAAAGGTCTAGTCTTCGAAGACGTTGTGAAACCAGCAACCACTCTGTCCGAATCAAACGATTCTGCCGAATCAACAAAATCGTGTGTGCCTTTTGTAGAGTGGTATATGTTAGGATAACCCATTTCCTTTAGCTTTTCAAGTACAGAAATACCTAAAGAGTTATTTTCTACTACAAGCAAGCAGTTTCCAAATTCCTTGCCTGTATTGTATAGGACATAAGCAAACTCTCCTAAAGTTGGTTTACCTTGGTACTCTCCAACAATTTCCATAGTTTCCAATTTTGTAAGATGGAAAACAGAATAGTCTGAGCCGTCGCCTCTTGCAACGTCGGCTACCAATAGATAAGTGGCTGTAGAATCATATTGTTCCCACATCCAAAGATTACGATCAAAACCTGTTCTATAAACTGGTTCTCTTATTTCCGAATCGATTCTAGCAAGTTGCTCGGAAGGTATGACTGTATCACCAGACGAATTGAAAGAACATTCCAATTCTTGTGCAATCTGTCGTGCAGACATGTTTCTTGTTTCTTTTTCGAACCAAGCTTGATCGCGCTCGGGATGTACGTTCCAAGGAAGGCTTATTGGATGGAAATCGTTCTTACCGGTTTCTGCTTCTGAATAAGTCTTGTGGAACCAGTTGCCTACGCCGTTAGGGCTTGACAAAGCAATGCATCGGCCACCTGTTGATAGCGTTGGGTACAAGCCTGTCCATAGCTCATCAAGTCCTTCAACGAATGCAGCCTCATCGATTACCAGTAAGGACAAGGCTTCTGAACGACCAGCATCACCGGAGGTCGAAGAAGCTTTTACTTGAGAACCGTTTGTTAGTTCGAATGAACTTCTATTGTCTGCTTTGATGTCAGAAATCCTCAACCACTTGGGAAGATTCTGCATGATGTTCTTTACTTTCTTTACCAAGTTAGCTGCGACCGTAAACTTGGTAGCTACAACTAAAACGTTCTTGTCCCTATGAAACAGCAAAAGCCAAGCAATGTAGGCCGCTGTTACAGTCGAGAAACCTAATTGTCTGGCTTTTAGAACGATGTTGAATCGATAATCCGTAAAGTCTTGAATTGCTTCCTTTTGGAAGTCATACAAGCTAAATGGAATGAGACCCTTTTGAGGATGTGAAATTTTACAATAGTTATTGATGAAATAGACCGAATCCTTACCGCATTTGACTATTTCTTTTAGGGTCTCTTGTTTTGTTAGTACTTGGCTCATCAGTCTCGTCTTGTGTCATTCTTCGGACGAGTACCTGAGCCTCCTTGCTCTAAGAAGGAGCGGAACTTTGCATCGATTGAATCTCTGCTCTCGCCCTTTACTGGATCGGTGCCTTGTGCGCCGCCGATCTTGTATGCTCTATGGGCTGTAACCCAATAGCGGATACGGGAAGTATTCTCTGCGCGGACCTTTACTTCATCTACAGGGGTTAGCGACAAAGAGCCTTTAGCCTTAGAATAGCCGCTGTATTCTTTCTTGATGAAGTTAGCAACATCTTGAATTCTCTGTTCTACTTCGGCTTCTAGATTGCCCTTGTAGATTTCTTGAAGCATAATCTCTGAATGATACTTGATGATGAGTTGGTCGCCGTGGAATTGCACGCCGAAACCGTCCATCACTCGCTTATCAAGTAGAGGGTTTCCTTCTTCTCTTTTGAGACCAATCTTGACGGGTTCGCCTTTTTTGTTTTTGGCTCCATCATAACCCAACTCGCTAACGATGTTGGAGATTGCTTCGACTACTTCAAGTATTGTTGCCATTTTTATTGGGCCTCCACCCAGATTTCCATCTTTCTTCCCTGTCTTCAACCCATTGAACATAGCAGGTATAACAGCATTCGTATTTCTTTATACAGAAATCGTCTTTGGCGTTATTCTCCGCTTTATTACAGATTGGACAGGCAATAAAAGAACTTTCTCTAGTAAGTAGTTTTTCTGTTATAAAAAACCCGTCAGCAAAGACTTTTCGCTCTTTGTCCCAAGCATGTAGATCTTTTTCCTTGAGCAGCTTCAATTGCTCAAGATAACCGTTCTCTTTCTCATCGTTCCAGTATGCACGAAGGTTATCAACGGCTTCTTGACCATACTTCTTAGCTATAGCCTGTTCGTATCTGGCAATTTCATTCCAGTCTAGCTTTGGAGGATTGTTCATTGTTGTTTGTTTATCGCCATGTTGATGCCAATAGCGGTACCGCCACCAACTATAATACCACCAAGAATTCCAGCAGTTATGATGCCGGGAATATCAATACGTTCTATTTTTGAAAGCTTCTTATTTAGAATGTCAATTTGTTCTTGTCTAGACTGAAGCTGGACAAGCAATCTATCTCTTTCTGCGTCAGCAGAAATAGTTTGTAGTTCTACTCTTTTATCGCATTCAGTCCTCAAAAGGGCTGTTTGCCTTTCGATCTCTAGTATGTGTCGTTGTTCTACTGCCTCTTTATCAGAGACTAGAATGGCTGTGGCTAAGTCGTCAAAGCAAGTTGCTTGGAACGGTACTCTGCCGTCTTTAGGAACGAGGATGAATTTCCCCTTTTGTTCTTCACCGTAAGCATTAGCAGATAGTAATGCAAGGCAAATGATTAGAATGATTTTATTCCACATGCTCAAATCCAAATGTGTTAGTTATAAGGTCAGCTACTTCTTTCGGATTATCAGTTCTTTTCTTGATTATCTCTTTCACCCTTTTATCTTTTTTCTTAGAAAGGTCTTTGAGCTTCTTCTGATAGTCCTTCTCGATCTTGCTTATTTGGGCTTGGTATTTAGCAATCGCTTCTTCGCGCTTTTTCAGTTCTTCTTTATGAACTTCATTTAGCTTTTCGATTTCTTCGCCCTGTATCTTGATTAGCTCTTGATACATTTCGTTATTATAACTCTTTTGGTTTTTCAACGCAATAGAGAAACTAATAATCAATGCAATTATTAGAAGCTCACGCCAGTAGTGAGCCACAAACTTCACAAAAGCGACAAGATCAAACTTCTTCAGAAGTTGAACGACCGCCGCGTAGCTTGACGATAGAATCGATAACACTTTGTGTCCCTATGTAAAGGCCGCTGATTAGAACCCAATCAGAGCTTGAAAGAA